AAAATATAACTATGCAAACAATAGATATTAATAATAATATTTCAAGTGAAACACATTACGTTACAGTAGTTGATATTCAAAATATGGATCCTTGTTCATTTCCGGATGGAAAAAATATTATTACCATTAAATTATAGACTTTATCATATACAAGATATTATATGTAATGATGGCGGGCAAATAGAACAAATGGATGCTCTCTACAAATTAAGATAATCTATTGACAAATTAACAAAAGTATTATATAATGGAACAAAAGGAGTATATTATGTCAGAAGTAAAAATATTTAGACTGTCAACAGGTGAAGATGTTATAGGTCAAAAATTAGAAAACAATAACATAGAATCTACACAAATAAAACAACCATTTGTAATAGTACCTATGCAATCTAAACCAGGTGGGCCTATATCGTTAGCATTAACACCATATTCGCCTTATGCTGAAGAAGATACAGTTACAATAAAAAACAATAACATAGTTACAGAAGTAAGTCCTAAAGTAGATATAAAAAATTCTTATAATCAACATTTAGGGGCTGGAATAATTGAAGTAAAAAAACCTAAATTAATTATAGATTAGTATGAAAAAAGTTAAAGTACACTTTGTTTTGCCAGATAATAAAATAGAAACAGTAGAATCACCAATACACACTACTGTAATGCAAGCATCAAAACATTATTCGGCAAATGGTTATATTCCGGGAATTGATGGTGATTGTTCCGGAGCCTGTGCTTGTGCTACTTGCCACGTTAAGATAGATAAAAAATGGATTAAAAAAGTAGGTAAACCTCCTAAAAATACACCAGAACAAGATTTATTAGACTATGATTATAAATCAGATGATACTAGTAGATTAAGTTGTCAAATAGAATTAACAGAAAAACTTGATGGTTTGATAGTACATATTCCAAAATAATTATGAAACATATTGAAAATGAACTTTTACAAATCAGTTATAGAACATAGAGGTAAACTCTTAATTAGAGGCATACACGAAGGACAAGAATATAAAGAAAAAATAGATTTTAGTCCAACTCTTTATTCTTTAACACAACAACAAACAGAATTTAAAACTTTACAAGGTCAATATTTAAAACCTATTACATTTAAAACTATTGATGACGCTAGAACATTTAGACGTGAAGTTGTAACAGAAAACTCTCCCATATTTGGTTTAGAAAGATACCATTATCAATATATTGGTAAACAATTTCCTAATGATATAAGTTGGGATAAAAAGTTTATTAAAATATTTACACTTGATATAGAAACGGCCTGTGAAAACGGCTTTCCTGATGTAGAAAATCCTATTGAAGAACTGCTTTGTATTACAGTTAAAAATCAAAACAATAAACAAATAATTACTTGGGGCGTTGGTGATTATAAAACTGATAGAACAGACATAACTTATATTAAATGTAAAGACGAAAAACAATTAATGTTTGAATTTATGAATTTCTGGACTAAAAATCATCCAGATGTTATCACAGGTTGGAATACAAAATTCTTTGATTTACCATACCTGATGAATAGAATTATATTAATTGCTGGAGATAAGGTAGCAAATAAAATGTCTCCTTGGGGATTAATTCAAAGAGAACAAATATTAGTAAGAGGTAGACATAAAACAGTTTATGAAATAAAAGGTATTACTAATTTAGATTACTTAGACTTATATCAATGGTTTATTCCTACAAGACAAGAGAGTTATAAATTAGATTTTATTGGTGAACTAGAACTTGGTCGTGGTAAAGATGAAATGAAACACGATACATTTAAAGATTGGTATACAAAAGACTTTCAATCGTTTATTGATTACAATATACAAGACGTGGAAATTGTTGATGCCTTAGAAGATAAACTTGGTTTGATTGACCTATCATTAACTGTTGCTTATGAATCTAAAGTAAATTATGGAGATATTTTTTCACAAGTACGAGTATGGGACACACTGATAGCAAATCATTTATTAAAGAAGAATATTTGTATTCCACCACGTGAAGATAATATTAAAAATGAAAAATATGAAGGCGCTTATGTAAAAGAACCACAATTAGGAATGCACAAATGGATTGTTTCATTTGATATTAACTCACTATATCCACATATCATTATACAATATAATATTTCACCAGAAAAAATCATAGGTGAAAAACCATCAGGCATTTCAGTAAACAAAATGTTAAATCAATCTACACCTCTAGCATATTTAAAAACAGAAGGCGCTTGTATAACTCCTAATGGTGCTTTGTTTAAAACAGACAATCAAGGTTTTTTACCAGAGATGATGGAGACAATGTATAATGAACGTGTTGTTTTTAAAAATAGAATGTTAAAAGCAAAGAAAGAATATGAGTTAACTAAAAATCCTGAACTTGTAAAAGAAATTTCTCGTTGTCATAATATTCAATGGGCAAGAAAGATTGCTCTAAACTCCGCTTATGGTGCTGTTGGCAATCAATACTTTAGATACTATGACGTAAGACAGGCCAGTGCCATTACAACAGCAGGCCAGTTTATCATTCGGTTTATAGAAGAAAAAGTTAATACATATTTAAATAATATATTAAAGACTCACGATAAGATAGATTATATTGTGGCTTCAGATACAGATTCAATCTATGTCACATTAGATAAACTTGTAGAACATACTTGTAAAGATAAAACGGAAGACCAGATTTGTAATTTCATAAACAAAGTAGTTGACAGTAGAATTGAACCATTTTTAAATAAATGTTTTGAAGAACTTGCTGATTACACAAACGCTTTTAAAAACTGTATGGTAATGAAACGAGAAGTAATTGCCAACAAAGGTATATGGGTGGCTAAAAAAAGATATATGTTAAACGTATTAGATGAAGAAGGAGTTAGACTTTCAAATCCTAAATTAAAGATTATGGGTATTGAAGCAGTTAAATCTTCAACACCACAAGTATGTAGAGGTAGAATTAAAGAGGCCATTAAGATTATAATGAATAAAGACGAAACAACATTACAAAGTTTTATTGCTGATTTTAAGAAAGAGTTTTTTACTATGTCGGCTGAACAGATATCCTTTCCAAGATCTTGTAATAATATGAAGAAGTATTATGATAGTAATAATATCTTTATTAAAGGAACACCAATACACGTTAAAGGTGCTCTAATCTATAATCATCAAATAAAAGAGTTTAAACTTAAAAACAAATATCCTTTAATACAAGAAGGAGATAAAATTAAATTTCTTAAACTTGTAGAAGCAAATCCATTTAAGTTTGATGTTATAAGTTATATAACAACTCTACCAAAAGAGTTTAAATTACAACAGTATATAGATTATGAAACACAATTTGAAAAAACATTTTTAGATCCAATGAGATTTATATTACAATCTATTGGTTGGTCACAAGAAAAGAAAGCAAACTTAGAATCATTTTTTGTATGATAAATTGGTTATTTTATACATTACCTGAAAACAGAAGATTACATTATCTTATTAGCTTATGGGTAGCATTAGTGATTATACCACATTATGTTTTAGATATGATTTTTACTGTACCAATGCAATTTATTAATTTTATATGTTACGATATAGCATATTATTATATATTAAAAACAGGATATTTTGATAGATGATACCATTTCCTAATAAAAAATATAAAGTAATTTATGCTGATCCACCTTGGTACTTTAAATCATACAGTAAAAAAGGTGAAGGAAGAAATGCTACACAACATTATGATTGTATGAATATTGAAGATATAAAAAACTTACCAGTTAAAGACATATCAGAAAATGATTCAACCTTATTAATGTGGGTAACAGATCCTTTTTTAAAAATGTCATTTGAAGTTATTGAGGCTTGGGGATTTAAATATAAAACTGTGGCATTTACCTGGGTGAAAACAAATAAAAAAAGTCCAGGATATTTTAAAGGTTTAGGTTATTGGACAAGAGCCAATCCTGAAATGTGTTTGTTAGCAACCAAAGGTAAACCAAAAAGAATAAACAATGGCGTAGATCAACTTGTTGTTTCTAAATTAAGAGAACATTCAAAAAAACCTGATGAAGTTTATGAACGAATTGAAAAATTATTAGAAGGACCTTATATAGAATTGTTTGCTCGTAATAAAAAAGATAATTGGTACAGTTGGGGTAATCAAGTATGAAAACTTTAAACAAAGAACAGGCACTACATTGTTCTAAAATATTTAAAGATTATTTTGGTAATTTTAATCGTATAGATGATTATATGAGAGACCAAAAATTGGCCTCTATACAAAATATTCCTGCTGGATTGCCAGGTATGAGTTTAGAAGATGATTTGTTTTCCGATTTTACAATGTCACCAAACGATATGAAGTTAGAAGTATTAGAAATAGATAATGTAACTTGGGACACTTGTATTAATATGATTTCAAGCCATAGTAATATGGTAAATATTCCTGGTAAAAATTTAAAATTAGCAGTTAAAGAAATGACAACTAATAAATTTGTAGGGTTTATAAGGCTATCTTCACCAGTTATTAATATGAAACCTAGAAATGAAATGTTAGGTAATGTTCCAGATTTAAGTCATTTTAATAAAACGGCCATTATGGGATTTGTTATAGTACCGTCACAACCTTTTGGTTATAACTATCTTGGTGGTAAACTATTGGCCGCTATTTGTTGTAGTCATTATGTAAGAGATTTAATGAATAACAAATATAATATGAACTTATGTTTATTTGAAACTACAAGTTTATATGGTAACAGTAAATCGTCAAGTCAGTATGATGGTATGAAACCTTATGTCAGATACAAAGGCCTAACAGATAGTGATTTTATACCTATGTTACACGGCAAACCTTATGAAAAACTAAAAGATTACGTTGAGAATATAGTAGGTGATCTAGTAAAAGAAGATGCTTCAAGTAAGAAGTTAAAGTTAACCAATTCAATTATAGGTTTAATTAAACGTTCTTTGAAAGATGACAAAATAGAACTAGAAGATTTTAACAAAGTTATCAACAACGCAAAAGACTTGACAGAACAGAAAAGATATTATATAAGCCATTATGGTATTAAGAATTATATTGATATAGTAAATGGTAAAACAAATACTATTATTAAAGATGATACCTATGATAAATTTGAACTAGAAAGTATTATAGAATGGTGGAGAAAGAAAGCGGCCGTTCGTTATGAAACTTTAAAGAAAGAAAATAGAATACGAAATGAACTTGAAATTTGGACTAAAAATAATGATCTACAAATCATTCGATAGAGAAATGATTTATATAAATAAACTTATATATATTTGATGTGATGGTGGAAGAAATTTTAACAAATAGAGAGATGGATAAAAATAACCTTTTAATACACAAGCACTTAATTATCCGTGCTGAAGTAAAAAACCCCCCAAAAGACGAACAGAAACTTGCTGAGTGGATGAAGCATTTTATTTCTTTTATCAATATGAAAATTTTAATGGGACCTTATGTTAAGTATTGTGATAAAGTAGGTAATCGTGGTATCACAGGTGTGGCCGTTATTGAAACAAGTCATATAGCCATACACGTTTGGGACGAAGCTGATCCGGCCATCATGCAGTTTGACGTTTATAGTTGTTCAGAATTTGACCCTTATAAAATAGCAGATAAACTTCAAGCTGATTTTGAAGTAGTCAAATTAGACTATAAGTTCCTTAATAGAGAAACTGAATTGAAACCTATAAGGTTAAAGAAAGATACAATGAAAAACGTGGAAACCCATAAATATGCAAATAGTAATAATCAACAGACTTCAGAACCCACCCTATTTAATATCTCCTAACTTTCTTCCAAAAGAACTTGACAATCTAAAGGAAATGTTATATAATGAGAATATCAAATATATATTAATATCTAGTGAAAAGGAGAATTTAGAATATGAGCAATTTTTTAAAAGACATAATTAAAGACGTAGGCAACGAATACGCCACTCTCGTAAGTGATGGTATCGACAGTGCTGACGTAACAAATTTTATAGATACAGGTTCGTATTCTTTTAATGCTCTACTATCAGGTAGTATTTTTGGTGGCCTTCCAGGAAATAAAATAACAGCAATAGCTGGAGAAGCAGCAACAGGTAAAACATTTTTTGCTTTAGGAATTTGTAAAAACTTTTTAGATAAAGATAAAGAAGCTGGTGTAATTTATTTTGAATCAGAAAGTGCTATATCAAAAGAGATGATAGTATCACGTGGTGTTGATGCCACAAGAATGGTAATTGTTCCAGTTGCAACAGTACAAGAATTTAGAAATCAATCAATAAAAGTATTAGACAAATATTTAGAACAGCCAGAAGATAAAAGAAAACCATTAATGTTTGTATTAGATAGTTTAGGTATGTTATCTACTACAAAAGAAATGGAAGATACGGCTGAAGGAAAAGAAACAAGAGATATGACAAGATCACAAATTGTCAAATCAACATTTAGAGTTTTAACATTGAAACTTGGCAGGGCAAAAGTTCCAATGATAATGACCAACCACACATATGACGTAATTGGTTCTATGTACCCACAAAAAGAAATGGGTGGTGGTTCTGGTCTTAAATACGCTGCCTCATCAATCATCTATCTTGGCAAAAGAAAAGAAAAAGATGCCGACAACGAAGTGATTGGTAATATTATCCACTGTAAAAACTATAAATCAAGGTTAACAAAAGAGAATGCTCAAATTGATGTAAGACTAACATACAAATCTGGATTAGACAGATATTATGGTTTGTTAGAAATTGCTGAAGAAGAAGGCATATTTAAAAAAGTATCAACAAGATATGAAATGCCAGATGGTTCAAAAGTATTTGGTAAGAATATCAATGATGAACCTGAAAAGTATTTTACAAAGGAAGTATTAAAACAGATAGATGAAGCAACAAAGAAAAAGTTCCTCTACGGAGCAGAATAAAATAAAATATCTTTTTGTACAAAAAGACGGCGATGACTTTACTTGTATCAAGTTAGTTGAGGACAAGTATTTAAACGTAGTCTATAAGTATGGTAAGGTGGCTTTTGCTAAAGATGAAAAGTCCGATGGAACGTTGCCAATGAAGTTTGATTATGATATTATTAAAAATCCTAATGAAGTCGATACAAATACCCAAGAATTTATTAATTACATTGGTGATATATTGATTGAATTATTAGAGAAACAATTGACAGATGGAAAAGTTGAATTTAAATAATGAACGAATAGAGATTACAGTATTACGTAATTTCATATTCAATGAAGCATTTACAAGAAAGGCCTTACCTTTCTGTAAGGAAGATTACTTTACAAACCGTAATGAAAGAATATTGTTTAGAGAAATAGACATATTCGTAAACAAATATAAAAACATTCCTACTAAAGAAGCATTAACTATAGAACTTGGTCAAAGAAAAGATATTAATGAAGATGAATTTAAATCTGTAAAAGAATTATTAGAATCATTAACTAATGAGACTGTAGATTTACAATGGTTATTTGATACAACAGAAAAGTTTTGCAAAGACAGAGCAGTACATAATGCCGTATTAACTGGTATTAAAATATTAGATAAGAAAGATCCTAGACTTACACCAGAGGCAATACCTGGTATTCTTGCTGATGCTTTGGCCGTTTCTTTTGATAATCATATTGGTCACGATTATATAGAAGATGCAACAAGAAGATTTGACTTTTATCATACTAAAGAAAAAAAATATCAATTTGATTTATCTTATATGAATCGTATTACAAAAGGCGGTGTACCACCTAAAACTTTAAATATAGCTTTAGCAGGAACTGGCGTAGGTAAATCTTTGTTTATGTGTCACTGTGCTTCTAGTTTTTTAACACAAGGTTTAAATGTATTATATATTACTTTAGAAATGGCAGAAGAACGTATAGCAGAACGTATTGACGCCAATCTATTAGATGTAACTATGGATGATTTACATTCTATGCCTAAACAATTATATGATGATAAGATTACAAAAATTAGAAACAAGACTGCTGGTAAATTAATTATAAAAGAATATCCTACGGCATCAGCTCACTCTGGCCATTTCAGAGCATTACTCAATGAACTTGCTCTAAAGAAATCGTTTAGACCAAATGTGATCTTTATTGACTACCTAAATATTTGTTCAAGTAGTAGATTTAAAGGTGGTAATATTTCTTCGTATTTCTTCA